TTTTTCATATACTCCCGACGATTTAGTCCAATATAATGATGGTTCGACGATTTCTTCATATATCTGTATTGCAAATACCACAGGTAATGTTCCATCAACTTCCGGATCAGTAAATACAACCTATTGGAATCTCGTATCTAAGGGTTCTTCTTCTGTTGCTGATGGTAGTGTTAATGGACAAATTCAATATAAATCTTCTTCTGGATTTGGAGCAACAACTGGATTTGCTTATGACACCACAAATAATAGACTTGGCATAGGAACCGCATCACCAAATTCTACTTTACAAGTTGTAGGCGTATCTAGTTTATCAACATTATATTCGCCTTCGGCAACATTTCAAAATCTAGTCGTATCAGGTATTTCAACATTAGGTATCACTACGGTTACTGATTCCTTTAAGGTGAGTAATGTTCTTGAAAAAGTTTCAATTATTTCAGGAACTGCAAACGGAACGAGTAACTTAGATGTTAAAACTGCAAATGTCTTTCTTTTTACATCAAACTCAACATCTACTTGGACTCATAATATTCGTGGTAATGGATCAACAACATTAAATTCTATGTTGGATGTTGGGCAACACGTTATTGTGACAGTTATATCAACACAAAATAGTGGATCATATTATACAAATTCTATTACTATTGATGGATCAAGTACAACCATATATTGGAAATTTAATAGCACTCCAAGTTCTGGATCCACATCTGGATATGATACTTATACTTGGGACATATATAAGACAGCAAGTAATACTTTTATTGTTTTAGCATCTCCGTAAATATGAGCCCATTATTAAGCAGTATAACCGGATCACGTTCTAATGGTATTGGGTGTAGGACAAATCCTCTTGGATTTTTTGCATCTTCTCCTGCAACAAGTGCAAAACAGTTAAGTTTAAGTGGATATCCGTCTGGAACATATTATGTTTCAACCCCTAGTGGTGCTTATCCACTATATTGTGATATGACCACATCTGGTGGTGGATGGACTAGATATGCTAGAAGTACAGGAACAAATGATAGTAATTTTAATATAAGAAGTGATTATGGATTTAGTGGTGGATCAGTAACAACTTCTAGTTATTGTATGATATCTTATAAAAATGCTAGAGATAGCACATCATCTACTGGAGAATGTGAATATTTGATCTCTATGAACAATGGAAGTTATGTATTTAAAATTTCCACATTATATCAAAAAGGAACTAATAATTATTCAAACAGAAGCGCAACATTTATTTCTGGCGCTGGAACGATGAATACATATATGACTGAAAGCGAACTTAATAGCAATGCCGTTGCATATTGGGAAGGATCTAGTGGAACTTATAGTGCTGGTGATGTTGGGCAAGCTTGCAAAAGGATGGAACTAAGTATTGCATCAGCATCTTATGGTTTTAATATTGGACAATATTCGTTCAGAACCGGTGGTAGTGACAGTAGATGTTCTGATTGGTGTGGTGGATCTGGATCTTATGGGATCAATAACAGATTAGTTCCATATATGGAAAGATCTGAAACTTGTTATAGTGGATATTCTCCAGGTGTAACAAATAGTGTTACCATCACTAACTGTGATTTATATTTTAGAGAAAAATAATAATTTTACTTATTAGTTTTATAAACATATTCCCATTGGGATTTTATAAATCTTTGTGCCTGCATTACTGGGCATTTTGATATTGGAGTGTCTATTTTTTTATTCGTGATTTCTATCTTAGTTTTTTCTCTAACTATTGGAATAATTTGCAATATGGGAGTCCCATATTCAATTACATAATTTCCTGGTTTTCCAATCCAGTTAAACATCCATTGTAATTGAATTGGATATTTGTCGGTGCAAACTATACCTGGCATAGAAATCCAATTTTCATTAAAGTGATACATTGGGTGAGTGATCATTAAACTGAGACCAGGATCTGTGCTAACAAAAAGTGGGGACTTTAGTTTAGGTATATTTTTACTTTTCATTAAAGAATCATTATGAAACATTTCTTGTGTATCAAAAGATGATTGTGAATTGGTCAATACACCATTTTCAATTTGTTTTGCCATTATTTCATAGTTATCATTCACGGAGACAAGAATATCAGTCCAGGCTTTTAAAATATATCCACTTGAAATGGAATCATAAACTGCTGGACAACCCTTAGCAGTTGGTTGTTGAATATGTTTTTTATCTTTGCGAAAGTTTTCTAGAAAATTTTTATCTATACCATTACCCAATCTAGATCTAAAATTAAAATCATTCAGAAAAGGAAGTTTTCTATACCATTCTGGAGTATTTTTTACCGCTGGTTCTGGGTAAAAAATGGTTTCTTCGGAATTAGGATCGCTATTGTAGATATAGATCTTTTTCATTTGTGAATCGAATGTGCTATAATACACTATAGCATAGTTTCTTTAAAATGAAAATAGATTCGATTGTAATTGTTGGTGGTGGATCTGCTGGATGGATGACTTGTGCAGCTCTATGTGAAAACTTTAAAAATATTAAAATAACATTAGTTGAATCAAATATTGTAAATGCAATAGGTGTAGGTGAATCAAATCTTCCTGAGATTAATAGGTTTTTGAAACTTTGTAATTTGAAAGATAAAGATTTTATGTCGCATTGTAATGCAACCTACAAGTTAAGTATTAAGTTTAATAATTTCAATACTAAAAATTCATTTCATTATCCACTATGTAAAGTAAAGAAAAATAATAATATAGATCAAATACCACCTAGTATTCTTTTAAGTTTGATTGATGAGAGAAATTTATCTTATGAGACCTTTGCAAATTATTTTCACGAAACCACAGATTTATGCGATCTCAATAAAATGAGTTATGATTCTGAATATGCTGATGATTTAAATGATGATTATGTTTCATATCATTTTGAGTCATATAAATTTGCAGAGTTTTTGAGAGGCAGATATAAGAATCATATTACTTATATTGTGGATGATGTATCTCATTTAGAACAAGATGATATGGGAATAACTCAGATTTTATGTAAATCTGGAGCATCTTTAAATGCGGATCTGTATATTGACTGTACGGGATTTAAATCCCTCTTGATAAAAAATTTCAGCGAGTTTATTAAATATGATACTTTATGTAATGATAGGGCAGTTGTTTCTCCAGTTGAATATGATGATATAGAGAATCAAATGGTTCCATACACAAATTGTACTGGGTTAAGTTCTGGATGGGTTTGGGAAATTCCTACTTGGTCTAGAAAAGGTATGGGATATGTTTATAGTAGCAAGTTCATAAGCGATGATGATGCCAAGAAAGAGTTTATTCGGTTTATTGGTAAGAATACCGAAACTAGAATTGTTGATATAGTAAGTGGAGTTCGTAAAAAAGGTTGGTGTAAAAATGTAGTTTCTATTGGATTATCGTATGGATTTGTTGAACCACTAGAATCTACTGGATTGGCAACAACACAAGAAGCAATTTTAAAACTGATAAATACTCTTCAATCTAGAGAAGGATATGTTAATTCTTTTGACATAGAAAAATATAATGAAACTATTGATGATCAGATAACGGCAATGAAAAATTTTACCGAACTTCATTATGCTATGAGTAATAGAATGGACACACCATATTGGAAATATGTTACTAATGATATTGATTACAAGTCGGAATCATTGAGTGGTCTATTTAAGTTAATAAATTCTGGATATGAATTAGATTTTGATAATTGTTTTCCTGCGATTTATATTTTTGCTGGAATGGGATACTCATTAAATAATAAAATTCTTTCTAAAAAAGATCAAAGATCTTTCTATGATCCAGTATTTAATCCAATATTTGACGATGCTTTTGATCGGTGGAAAGAGCATAGAAAAAATCTAAAAATAAAAATTCAAAATCTCAAATCACATTATCAGTTTTTGAAAGAGAACATTTATATCTAAATATTTTATAATAGACTTCTGTAGAAAATGTATTATAAACCAGATTCTAATCAACTTATTGAAGATACTACTCTGATTACGGATTATGGTCTTTTTCCAGGAAAACCTGAGTTTCTAATACAGTATGGATTTTATTATGTCTATGATGTTCCTCTACAATATGATTGGTTAACTCAAAGATTAGTCAAGGGAGATGTTAAAAAAATTAATGGTGGAGAATTTTATGAGTTTCCTTATAGTATAGAAGATTTAACCGAAGAAGAAATTGGGAATAATAGAAATCAAAAGAAAACTCTTGATTGGGCACCAATTCGTGAGAAGAGAGACAATCTTCTTAAAGAATCTGATTATACTCAAATTTCAGATGCAAACTTAGTTTCTGATGAAGATAAAATCTTATGGTTCAAATATCGTCAAGAACTTAGAGATCTTCCAGAAAAATTTGATGATGTAAGTAGAGTTGTTTGGCCAAAAAGTCCTAAAGAAGAGAAAGAAGAAGCAGAAAGAGAAAATATGACATATCCACCAGATAACTACAATGTTGGACAAAGACCTACTTTGCCAGAATCAGTTGTTGGAATGGGAACAACTCCATCTAGTTGAAATAATGTGATATAATAATCTATTATAAATCATTAAGAGTTTATAAATCTATATGAATTTTACAGTTTATTCAAAACCAGGTTGTCCTTATTGCGACAAAGTTAAGGACGTATTGACCTTGACAAAACAAAGCTTCGTGGTTTATACTTTAGAAGAGAACTTCACCAGAGAAGAGTTCTATTCAGAATTTGGGGAAGGTTCTACGTTTCCACAAGTTATTTGTGATGGTAAAAAATTGGGAGGATCCGTTGACACAATCAAATTCCTCAAAGAACAAAAGATCGTTTAATGAGAACATAAATAAAAAGGAAGACCACTTTAATCGTGGCATTGAAGTTATACTTAATGGAGGGAAAAGAAAGCAGACCAAACCGTTTCATATCATCTTCGAAAAGATGGTTTGCTTTCTGAATCGGGAAGTAACTATCCATTTTGAGTTTTCCTTTAAATCTAGGAAGAAAAAAAGTAATTTCCCGAGGCAAAAGAAATGTTAGCAGTTAGCCTAGTATTCGGTTCCTTTCTAACCGTATTATTTCTTATAGTGGGATTAGTTGCGGGATGGGTTGCCAGAGAATATATGATGAACTATAGGGAGATTCCTAAGTTGCATCCAGAGTTCTTTGACCACAATGGTAATTTAATTCCCGATGAAGTCCTTGCAATAAGTTTTAATCCTGATTATTTTGATGATGAAGAGATTGAAGATGAAGATGACTAATTTAATTTTACTGAATAATTATGACCGTAACAAAAACTAAAGCAACTACTAAACCTGCAGCACCAAAGGCAAAGGTTTTGTCTGAATCAATTCCAGAACTTCCTGCAAATCCCTTTATTTTTGAGATTCTAAATCTAGCATCAAAGCAAAGAAGCAATGCTAAAACAGTGGAAGTTCTTAAAAAATATGAGCACATATCACTCAAAAGTGTTTTTATTTGGAACTTTGACGAGAGTATTATTTCTGCTCTTCCAGAAGGAGATGTTCCTTACTCGGCAGTAAATGAGCAAGATTCATTCAAAGGAACTTTGAGTGAAAAAATTGTTGATGCTGTTGAAAAAATGGAAGAACTTGGTTCGAACTCACTTGGTTCTCAAGATCAAGGACGTTCTTCAATTCGCAAAGAATATCAAAGATTTTATAACTTTATAAAAGGTGGTAATGATACATTGAGTTCTCTTCGTAGAGAAACGATGTTCATTAATGTTTTGCAAGGACTTCATCCACTGGAAGCAGAGATTGTATGTCTTTGTAAGGATAAGAAACTGCAAACAAAATATAAGATTACAAAAGAAAACGTATCAGAAGCATATCCCGACATTCAGTGGGGAAATAGGATCTGATACACATTACATTGGATTTCATATAATGGAAAAGAATATTACAGAAAGAAAGATGTCAGTAGAGAAAGAACCGACATCTGTAAAGACGGAAAATGAGCAGTTTTGGACTTCACAGGAAAGAGAAACCTCAAAAAGTCTTTATGGATGTGAAATATTAAAAGAGAACTGTACCTATCAAGAAGCAAATACGAAAGAAGCACCTAATGATGCTCATATTATTTCGTATATTGTGAATGATAAGATGTGCTATGACCTTACAAGAGGCACAAATACTCATCTTTTTAATATGTACTGGGATAAGTTTCGGGACAATCTGAAATCTATTCAATGGGGATCAGGTACGATTAATCCCAAACTATGGGGATACAAAGCACCTGAAAGAAAGAAAAGAAAATAAATGGTATAGTGCCGATACACTTAATGTATCGGTTGCTACTTCTTTTAATTTTATGCCAATATATACATTACGTTGATCGCATATGCGATGGAAGTACCAATAAGGGAAGCAACGCACCAATACCCATAAAGTAAAGGAGCACCCTAATGAAAACAAAAAACAACTGGCAGCTTGTTTTAATCAAGCAACAAAAAGAAAAGGAACAGCGCAAACATCAAGCAAAACTAGCAATGGCAATGCGCTGATATTTGGGAGGGTTGACACCCTCTCTTTTTTTATGTAAAATGATAAAAGTAATCTCATATAAAAATGCAATCAAAAGAACTAATCATTGAAAAATATTCCGAAAGTATTGCGGATCATCTCATAAATCTTGCCAAAAGTTATAGCAAAGGATACATCAATCCAAATATCACAGATCACATTATTGTTAAAGATGAAGTTTCTAAGTTTTTAAACGTTATGGTAGAGGAACTCAATGGATAAGGATAAACTTAAGTTGATCGTCCGTAATCTAGAACTTCTTGTAGATTCTTTAAAAGCGGAGATTTATTCTGATGTTCAATCTTATAGGTTTGATGAGATTAAACCTAGAGAATTAGATTATGACGAAATTTTTGAGGACGATGATGACTGATAGAGCAAGAAAATTGATGAAGTTGCTGAGAAGATTGATTAAGAAAGATCATCTGTATAGTTCTCAGCAGATTATAGAAATGAAATCACAACTGCGAACGCTAGAAAAAGAATTTGCAGAACTGAATATCAAAACTTCAAAAGGATTTAAAACTAAATGAAACCAATTAAAGCAAAGGATTTATTAGAACTTGACAAAGAGATGAAGGTTGTGATGCTTCGTCAGACACAACTTCCACAAACTCTAGTATGGCAGGGAGGTAAGAATGATTATTCCGAAGATCCCATTCACACTAAGTTTCCACCAAATGAAAAGGATTGTGGTAAATGGGTTATTGAGCAACTACTTGCAAATGAGCGTGGGCACTGGGGTCCACTGGAGCATCCTGCGATTACTTTGGACTGTGTTGGATTTGTTCATAATGTAATGGTCCAGGCACGAACTCATCGTGTAGGAGTATCATTTGATGTTCAATCTCAACGTTATACTGGCCGCCGTGTTCTAAAAGTTGCAAGTGGAGAACTAAAACCCCAAGAGGTTTATTATGTTCGCCCAGAAGGGTTGTATTTGGATCGTAAGGGGCACAAATACGAATGGACGAGGGAAGATTACGAAAGGCAGTTAAAGTTCTGTCTGGCGGCATCTGAGCGGTATGCAGAAGGGTATGATAAGCGTGGTATGGCAGAAGAGCATCTACGTGATTATCTTCCTCAAAACATTCGCCAAAATTTTGTAGTTTCGTTCTCACTTCGTGCCGCATTGCACTTCTTAGATCTTCGTGCAAAACTAGATGCTCAGGTAGAGATTCAGGCACTTTGTGAAGGTATGGTTCCTGTGATTAAACAATGGGTTCCTGAGATCTTTAGTTATTATGAGGAGAAGCGTTTACATAAAGCAAGATTGTCTCCATAAGAAAATGAAATCTTACTGTGTCAAAGATCATCTTACAGGTCACATATACAAAGTTCTTTTTACTGAAGAAGAATTTCAAGACTTTTTAAAAAGAAGTCCTGATATTGACGAATGTATTGATTGTATTGAATGTGATGATGCACCGTCTATTTGTATAGAATAAATATTTTTGTATATTATTTGTAACAAATGGCAATTTATCCGATTATTCATAAAGAAACTGGTGAAACTAAAGTGATTGAAATGAGTGTTCATGACATCACACAGTGGTATGAGGACCATCCTGAATGGCAAAGGGATTGGTCGCAAGGATGCGCCACACCAGGAGAAGTTGGCGAGTGGAAAGATAAACTCGTCTCAAAAAATCCTGGATGGAACGATGTCCTTGGAGTTGCAGCAAAAGCACCTGGGTCAAGAGTAAAAAAAATCTAACCTACCTAATATGGCAAGAAGAAAAAGGACGAACGACCAACAAAACGATGTTGGTATTACAAACCGTCAGGTAAAGAAAAAGAAAGCACTTGGGAATGAATATCTATTAGATATTGACCCACTCACAGACAATCAAAGAAAACTTTTTGATGCATATGCCGAAGGTAAGCACGTTGTTGCCTATGGATGTGCAGGAACGGGTAAGACTTTCATCACTCTTTATAATGCTCTTCGTGAAGTTCTTGATGAAAGAACTCCTTATGAAAAAATCTATCTGGTTCGTTCTTTAGTTGCTACAAGGGAGATTGGTTTCCTTCCTGGTTCCTATGAAGATAAGTCAGACATTTACCAGATTCCTTATAAGAATATGGTGAAGTATATGTTCCAGATGCCTTCTGATGCTGAGTTTGAGATGCTCTATGGCAATCTTAAATCACAGGAGACGATTAAGTTCTGGAGCACGTCATTTCTAAGAGGCACCACACTTGATAATGCAATTGTGATTGTAGATGAATTCCAAAATTGTACAGCACATGAGCTTGATTCCATCATTACTCGTGTTGGTGAGAACTCTAAGATTATGTTCTGTGGAGATGCTACTCAGTCCGATCTGCAGAAAACTAATGAGCGTAATGGAATTGTTGATTTTATGAGCATCTTGCGTAAAATGCCATCTATTGATATAATAGAATTTGGTGTTGATGATATTGTTCGTTCTGGACTTGTCAAAGAATATATTATTGCAAAATTAGAAGCAGGTTTTTAATGTTCAATCATATTGATGTGACTCTCCCACAACTTGAGCGGGAGACTATAGATGGTATTCGATATTATAAAGTTCCTGATGATGAAGAACTACTCAAATTAGTTTCAATTACTTCTATCACAAGTCATTTTAATAAAGAAATCTTTGTGAAGTGGCGAAAGAAAATTGGAGATGAGGAAGCAGACCGTATCACAAAACTTGCAACAAGTCGTGGTACGGATATGCATACTCTTACTGAGTATTTTCTAAAAAACTTGGAATCTCCTACAGATGTTCTGCCAATCTCAGAGTTTTTGTTTAATATTGCAAAATCAACTCTTAAGAATATAAATAATATTCACTCTCTTGAAGGTTCCCTATATAGTAAGCAATTGGGTATTGCAGGAACCGTTGATTGTATTGCCGAGTATAATGGCGAACTAGCAATCATCGACTTCAAGACTTCCAAAAAACCAAAACCACGCGAGTGGATTGATCATTATTTCGTTCAGTGCTGTGCTTATGCAGCAATGTTTTACGAACTGACTGAGATACCAGTCAAAAAATTTGTTATCATTATGTCTTGTGAAAATGGAGAATGTGTAGTTTATGAAGAATACGACAAAGCAAAGTACCTTAAATTGCTCGTCCAATATATTAGAAAATTTGTTGGAGATAAACTTGAGCAGTATGGAACCAAATAAAGAACTAGAGCAGGTAATGGAGGATAAATTCCTCACCCCTTCCAAGTTTGCACTGGAAGTGGAAAAAATTGTTGCAGAAGAAAAGTGCAACTATATTGATGCAATCGTTCACTATTGTGAAGTGAATGGTATTGAAGTAGATTCAATTACGAAACTCGTATCAAAACCACTTAAAGAAAGATTGAAGTATGATGCTATCAACCTAAACTTTATGAAAAAAACTTCGAGAGCAAAATTGCCCCTATGAGTCCTTTTGAGACCTATCAACATTATCTTTCACTCAAAAGTCATTTTACAAATCCAAAATACGATTTCTTTAAATATGGTGGGAAGTCAAGGGCAACTCTAACTTCTTTTAACAAACGCAAAGATAAATATTGGTTTGAGAAATCCAGTCGTAAATATTCTGATAAAGAAATAGTAGATTATTTTCTTGCCAATTTTCTTGCCGCCGATAACCCACAAAACATATGGATTGGAGAAATTATAAATTCTGGAGAAAGAACATACGTCGAGTGGATGAAACGACAGCAGAGTTTGACCTACTTGTTCAAAGAACAATCGGAAGAATTACTCTCGGAAACAAAATTAGAAGATGCTTTCAATTGTTCGAAAGGACATCCACCAGTTCTAAAAAAGTTCCTGGGCGGGAAGATTGGTATTGAAACCCTGGTGATTTATGATATAATATTCCAGTTCGGGAATGTGTTTGATAAAAAACTTTTGGACCCAGTGTGGGAAACCGTAAGTTTAAAAATTAAAAAATACAAACCGTTTCTAAATATCGATGTATTCCAGTACAAAAAACTTTTACGGGAAATTGTAAATGAGTAAATTCTTTGATTCTGAATTGATTCAGGAAGAACTTGAAGAAATTAATGAACTTCAAAAGTTCATTTATGGAAGTATTCTTACTTTTGGTTCGATGACCCGTGAAGATAAACTGGAACACATTGATAAATTGACTCAGTTGCTAGAAAAGCAACGTATTATGTACACAAGACTTTCTCTTTCTGATGATCCACAAGCGGTTGAGATGAAAGAGAATCTTCGCAAATCTGTGGCAATTATGGGATTTCCTCCTGACACAGATATGAATATACTTTTCAATAGTATGAACAAAACAATTGAGTCTCTCAAGGAATTTATTGACAAGTGATATTATTTTTGTTATAATATCTAAGTAAATCCAAAACATCCAATTTACACAACGAATCCAAATGTCTTTTTCTGATCTTAAGAAACAATCTAAACTTGGTTCCCTGACCGCAAAACTGGTCAAGGAAGTAGAAAAAATGAATAATAACACATCATCTGGCGATGATCGTCTTTGGAAACTCGAATGTGATAAGAGCGGCAATGGTTATGCCGTCATTCGTTTCCTCCCTGCTCCTAACGGTGAAGATCTTCCGTTTGTAAAACTGTACTCCCACGCATTTCAAGGCCCTGGCGGTTGGTATATTGAGAATTCTCTTACTACCATGAACCAGAAGGATCCCGTATCGGAACTCAACTCCGAATTGTGGAACAATGGTACTGATGCTGGTAAAGAAGTAGCACGTAAGCAGAAGCGCAAACTGACTTATGTGAGCAACATCTATGTTGTCAAGGATCCTGCTAATCCTGCTAACGAAGGTAAAGTGTTCCTTTATAAGTTTGGTAAGAAAATCTTCGATAAACTGACTGCTGCAATGCAACCAGAGTTTGAAGATGAGACTCCTATCGATCCGTTTGACTTCTGGCAGGGTGCTAACTTCAAACTGAAGGCAAAGAATGTTGCTGGTTATCGTAATTATGATTCTTCAGAGTTTGCCGCACAAGGTGCTCTTCTGGACGATGATGATGCAATGGAAGCAATCTGGAAGAAGCAGTATTCTCTTGCAGAACTCGTTGCTGCTGACCAGTTCAAGTCTTATGATGAACTGAAGAAGCGTCTTGATTATGTTCTCGGCAACAAGACTGCTCGTCGTCAAGACCCTGAGGTTGCTGATGAGGAAGAGACTTCTCGCGGTCCAGTTCGTGACCTTGATGAAGATCTTCGCACCGAATTGAGTAATCTGAGTTCTTCTTCTAAGTCTTCTTCATATGATGAAGATGAGGATGATACTCTGTCCTACTTCGCAAAGTTGGCAGAATAAGATATTTGTGCTATAATGGGGGAGAAGTTGAGAGTCCTCTCCCCTATTTTTTTAATTATGAAAAATCCTTGGAAAGCACTTATTCATAAAGCAAAAACTGCTGCGCGACCTGGACAAGAAAAGAAAAACGGAATCAAAAGAACAGAACCATTAGATGTTACTATTGATGAAACGTATTTAGTTGAGCAATTTTTTAACCAAAATGGCAAATGTTATTGGACAGGATTTCCAATTAACCCACAAGGAGTTTTTGAATCTCATAATCCACTTGCGCCAAGTTTAGAAAGATTGGACGAATTTGATGGTTATATTCCTGGCAATGTTGTTATTGCACTTAGATTATTTAATTTGGGCAGACAACGCTGTCCAGAAGAAAAATTTAAAGAACAAGTAAATTTGTTAAAAAATCATTTTAGTGGTAGTGATATTAGAAATCCTTTAGAAAAACTCTTATGAAGTCAGATTTTTATATAGATCGCATAAGTAAATCCGAATCTTCAGAGTTACTTCTGAAGTTTCATTATCTTAAAGATATATCTAAAGATTTTAAATCTGGGTATAACTAT